AAATATGCTAAAGACTATAAGATACCGTTTCTTTACAACTCTACAGTTCCAACTTCTACAAGAGGTATTATTAGAACTTTAATTGAAAAAGAAGGTTCTAATAATATTTCATTAGAAGTATTTGTTAAACATTCTTTGGGAAATTTTCCTCAAAAACTTTTGTCTTTCTTGGAAAGAAATGAAAAATTACTAGGATTTAGTGATAAAGACTTTAGAAAATATTTGTCAATAGACCAGAAAATTTCTATTGTAGACTTTATTTCACGACTTGAACGTTTTTCTTTTTTTCTTCAAGAGAAATATATTAGTCTTCAAGAAAAAGTAAGGAAACTATGTATTTCTTCAAGAAAGGAAACTTTGAAAACTTTTGTATATGGAGAGAAAGAAATCAAATATGGAGAACTTTTTTGGAGATTAGTTATATTTAAGGTTTATAATTATAATAAATCTTTTATAAAAAAACCTCCAAAAAATAAATCTATTACTTCTTTTTTTTCTCGCTTAAAAAAAGGTTTTAAAGGAAAGTTTGATTTCAATAACTTTTTCAAAGTTAAGATGGAAAAGAATAGGATAACACTTATATGTTGACAGAATTAATTTCTGTTGTTTTGTTATGTATAAGTAAATAATCTTGACCAGAACCATTACCAGCAAAAGGTCCTGTAAAACCACCAGTAAGACCTCCTTCATACTTGATCATCGATACTGTACTTCCATCATATGTACCAGTTGGACCGGTTAGTGAAATATAGTTAAATGGTATAACAATTGGTCTTGGTGGGTCAATTAAAGCAATTTCATCAATATACCATCCAGATTCTAGATTAGTTCCAGAAGCAAATGCTAGTCTTGAACCATATGATAAAGGAAAACTATTATCTAATCTCCATAAGTTAGGCCAAGAATTTATAAATTGTGGTGTCCCATCGTTAATAACATATTTAAAAACATCATTATTAGGGTCTCCATCTTCAGCATAAGTAATAAATACTTCAAATTTATGCCATGTATTATAAGATAAATTTCCCAATGTTATTTCTGTAAAAACACCAGATGAATATGTAAAAGTCGTAACATCTAATGTAGCATTTTTTATTATATTTATATTTAATCCAGTTCTATCTTTTCCATCATATGAACCGTTATATACTTTAAGAGCTGATTGATCATTTTCTCCATCTGAAGTATTTGCTCTAACATAAAATCTATAACAAAAAGTTTTTCCCTTAATTGCTTCGTTAAAGGCGGTTTCATCAGCAGCATCCTTTTCAATATTTAATGCTGGTGTATATGGAGACCCTTGGGATGGAAGACCATAAAGTTGTGCATTTCCAGTAAACCATGATTTACTACCATTTTGTGCAAATGCTCCTGTTATTGTTTCTTCACCGGGTGTATCATTTTGAAAATATGGCTGTGCTCCACCACTCCACTCTTTTTGAATTTTTCCAATATCACTTTGACTTATGGGTTCAGTGTCATAATCCTCAAATGTTATGAATAATTCATCTCTTACAAATGGTGGTTCAAGCTTATCTTTTATTTCTTTAAGTTCTTTTTTTAGACAGTTAATTTCTCCAATTAAACAATTTATAATATTACAAGATGACATTCTATATAATACTATTATATTATAAAACTATTATATAAAATTAATATTTATAGAAAAATTTTATCCCACTCTATAAAAGAGTATTTCCAATCTTCTGAAAAATCTTCAAGGTAAAACCATCTTATCTTAGGGTTTTTTGGGTTAATTTTACTTATAAGTGTAAATTCAAAATTACCAAATAGTTTTTCAAGAATATTAATTAACTGGTTACAATAATTAATGTAATTTCTATTATCTATGTATTTAAAAATTTCTATTCTTATAAAGTGTGGATTTTTATAGTTAGAAAATCTATTAATTCTTCTTTTTATTTTCTCTTCAAATATTTTTATATTTCCATCAAATATTTCATGTGAAAATTTACCATATTTATTCCTTACTAAATATGAATTATGAGATTCTGAATTTTTTATTATTTTTATATCAGAATAATCTTTAAAATCATTCAACAAAGAATTAATAACTTGAGTAATCTTTATTTGACACCAATCATAAGGAAATGCTTTTACTCTTAACTTATTTTCATTTAACCAGTAAGTAATAGAACAATTACCACCAAGTGGTATAAAAGATTTTCTTTTGAGAATATTAACCGTAATAAAATATTTAGATTTCCAATCAATAAATTTTTTTCTTAAACATAGTTTATAATTTGTTAATAGTTTTATCTTTTTCCAAAAATCCTTATGATGACAACTAATAATTATAATAGTATTACATAATGATAAATTTATTTGTTTTACAATATTTTCATTTAATCTTGATAAATTAAGTAATATATTATCAACAATACTAAAATCAAACTTATATTCATTATAATCAATTAAATGTAAATTATTGTGATTATAACCATTATAAGTAGCATCATCTATAATACTCTTTGAATTTGTATAAAAATAACAGTTATAATTATATAAATAACCTTCACCACCAATAGTAATAATATTATTTTTAATATTTTCTAAAACAAATTTTCTTATTTGTTTAGAAAGAACTAAATTATTTTGTTGAAAACTTTTATATGAAATAAACTTAATTTCATTGTTGAAATATTGTGGTATATATTTTTCGTCTATCCTTGTTCTATTTCTATAATCTAAAATTTTATTACCCCTTATTTTCTTCATAAGAGGATGAAGATTGTATAAAGAACTAGATTTTATCATTTTTATAATAACCTTTAAATATAAATAATACTATAATAATGTAATAATACTATAATAATCAATTTTTAATTTATTTCTTTACATTTAAAGTTTAGGTCTAGACTAATACATTCATAAAAAATACTTTTCATATCAGTAACAGTAGATAAGTCCCATTCAGAAATGTCTTGATTAAAAGTTTTACAAAAAGAAAACATATAACTCATATTTTTAACATTTGACAGATTCCACCTTGATATATTTCCATTAAAATTAAAACAATAAGAAAACATTCCACACATATCAGTAACATTAGATACATCCCATCTGGATATGTCTTCATTAAATATATTACAATCGTAAAACAAATTACTCATATCAGTAACATTAGATACATCCCAATATTCAATTGGACCATATATATTAATTAAATTTTTTCTATCTTTGGAGTCATTCTTTACCCATTTATCAACAGCGGTTTTTAACTCTTTTCTGTCTTTAAACGGTTTTCTTATAAATGAAATTATTGTACCGATATTCTTTTTTTCATTAATATTATTTTTTAAAGACAAATAGATTACTTTATCGTATTGATTCATCTTTTTTATTATTGTAATAACCTTTAAATATAAATAATACTATAATAATAATGTAATAATACTATAATAATAATGTAATAATACTATAATAATCAATTTTTAATTTATTTCTTTACATTTAAAGTCTGGATTTAAACTGGTACATTCATAAAAAATACTTTTCATATCAGTAACATTAGACACATTCCATTTAGAGATATTTTTATTAAATTTACGACATTCATAAAACATACCATTCATATTAGTAACTTTAGAAACGTCCCATCTTGATATTCCCCTATTAAATTTATAACAACAGTTAAACATATCACTCATATCAGTAACATTTGAAACATCCCATTTACTTATGCTTTTGTTAAAGATATAACAATCATAAAACATATTACTCATATCTGTAACTTTAGAAACATTCCACGATAAAAGGTTACTGTTAAATTTATAACATGCAAAAAACATTCCATTCATATTAGTAACATTACCAACATCCCATTTTGATATATCTTTATTAAATTGACGACATCCAAAAAAAATAGCATTCATATTAGTAACATTAGACACATCCCACGATGATATATCTCTATTAAAATTATGACATTCAAAAAACATTCCGCTCATATCAGTAACATTACTAACATTCCATTTTGATATATCTTCATTAAAATGTTTAAAATTTTCAAATATATAACTCATATTAGTAATATTAATAACATTCCAATCTTCAATTGACCCATAAATATTAATTAATTCTTTTCTATCTTTGGAGTCATTCTTTACCCATTTATCAATAGTATTTTTTAATTCTTTCTTATCGTTAAACGGTTTTCTTAAAAATGATATTATTGTACCAACATTCTTTTTTTCATCAATCTTACTTTCAAAACATTGGTAAATTTGTCGGTTCATCTTTATTGTTAAATTATTTAAATAATACTATAATAATCAATTTTTAATCAAATAACATTTTTATAAATATTATTATATTTATTATAATAAATATTCCAAGGATAATTATCTGGATTATCAATAACAAGTAAAGAATATAGAACTAATTCATGGCCGAAAGGTCGTGTTGAGTCTAAATAATGTTCGTATAAATCTTTAGTTGGATTATATCCATCATAACCTACTATTTGTAAGTTATATCCATTATTTATTTTATTTATCAACTTTTTATAATCATCCGTTTCTTTAGCTAATTTTTCATACCAATGACAATAAAAATAACGACATTGTATATAAGTATATCTATGCTCTTTACCATCTTTATCATAATACATAGAAAATAATGGTATATTTACATTCTTTTTTCCAAACATTTTGTATATTCTTAAAGGAAATTTATGTCTATGAGGTGTACAATCTTCATATGCTCTGCATCTAAGTCTTAATGAATTTTCTGATATTTTTCCATCTTTAACTTCAAATGAAAAAAATTTAGCAAATTGATGATAATTTTCAATATTTTTAGCTGGTGGTAAATTTGGCATATTATGAATAACCGGTCCTAATGATTTAGGTGATAATTTAGAACAACCAAATCCATCTTTTCTATTTTGATGTTTATAATTTGGAAATACTTTTAAATAACCTTTAAAATCTTCTGGTGCTTTCATCATTCTTAACTTTGATACAATAACATTTCCTTTTTTGTTATTCTGAAAATTAATATTCCTCACCTTTTCAATTTCATCATTATCATCCTTAATTTTTTGAAGTCTTATTTCTTTTCTTCTTGGATTAATAGGTAATTTATTACGAGGATTTTTTGAATGAACACCACATAAATATTTACCATCTTTCTCATAATAAGCCCAATTATTACATTTTTTTAAAGTTCTTTTAATAATACCCTGACATTTTGTTTCACCATAATAAATCATTTGTTAATGAATAATAACAATAATACTGTTAAATATCAATTTTTTTAATTAAATCAATTATTTGATTTTCTTTTAACATTATATACTTTAATTTTTTATGTCTTTTTATGTCTATTTTTTTACTATTTAATAAATCTATTTCTTTATCAATAGAATTTGGTTCTCTACCATAATATCGTTTTAAATATTCTTTATTGGAAATAGTCATAAATATTTTATAATCAAAATTTCTAATATATAAAGACCCATCTGGTATACTAGAATCTAAAATTCCAATATAAATTATCTTTTTGTATTTATTATCATAATAATTAAACTTTTTTTTATAAATACTTTTTATAAATTTAATTTTTGATTTACTATCTTTAATACTATTTCTTTTCTTTCTATTATTATCTGTTATAAAACCATCTGTTTCTACTATTTTATATTTGGGAAATAAACTTTTTAATTTAATTCCCAAAGTTGTTTTACCAGTTCCAGGTGATCCAGAAATGTGGATATTAACCATTATAATTATATATATTTGTTTAAATATTAAAAAAATGAATATTATTTAAACATATATAATAATAACTATAATAACAATTATGTTAAAGAAAAATATTTTAACTAGAAATAAAATACTACATGGAATATCTATAACTGATATAAAAAATTTTAACGATAAATTATCGAATAAAAATTATTATAATATTACAGAATATAAAAAACATTTTTTAAATTATTTTAATAACCATTTTAAAAAATATTATGAAGATTTTCAAAACTATTTTTCCGATAGCGACACGGACAAAGAACCGACAGAAGAAATTAAGAAAAAAGAAGTTAAGAAAGAAGAAATTAAGAAAAAAGAAGTTAAAATTGGTTTAAAAAGAGAAATAACAGATGCTTTTTATACAAAGTCTATAGTAGCAAATATGTGTATTAATAAATTACTTAATGTTATTGATATTAAAAAATACGATATCATCGTGGAACCATCGGCTGGGTCTGGTTCTTTTTCTGATATATTTAAAACATATAATGATTTAGTTATATTAAGTTATGATATTAACCCAAAAAAGAAATATATTAAAAAACAAGATTTTTTAAACTTAAAAACAGATTTTTTAAAAAACAAGAATGTTTTAACCGTAGGAAACCCTCCGTTTGGAAGACAAAGTTCATTAGCAAAAAAATTTATCAAAAAATGTGCTACTTTTTCAAATATAATCGCTTTTATATTACCAAAAAGTTTTAAAAAAGAAAGTATGTGTAATCAATTTCCTCTTCAATTTCATAAAATTTATGAAATAAATCTTCCAGACAATTCTTTTATTATAGATAAAATATATTATAATGTTCCATGTGTTTTTCAAGTATGGAAAAAAGAAAATTTTGAAAGAAAAAAACCTATTAAATATTTTCCTATAAATTATAAATTTGTTAAAAAAACAGATAATCCAGATATTTCATTAAGGAGAGTTGGGGTATATGCTGGAAATATTAGTAAAGATATTAAAAATAAATCTTCACAATCTCATTATTTTATTAAAATAAATACTATTAAAGTTGATGATTTTATTAAAGAATTTGAAAAAATAAAATTTAATACTGATAACACAGTTGGTCCAAAATCAATATCCAAAAATGAATTTATAAAAGAAATAAATAAATTTATGAATTAAAATATTTTTCAATATAGTTTTTCAAATATTTAGGGTAAAAAAGTCTTTCTTTTTCAATACCAATTGTAAATAATTTATATGTCTTATTTTTTACACTTTTAACTTCTATTTTTCTACAAACAACTGATATAATTTTAATATTATATTTCTTATATTTTGTATGATAATCATTATTTTTAACATATTTTGATGCACGATTAGTTTGGTGACCACCACTCCATAAATCTAATTGATTAAAACCAACTAAAATTTTATTCGTTTTATTATCAATAATATACCAATCTGGTATTTCTGATAATTTATGTTCGTGTAAATTTTTTTCAAAATAACATTTTAAGTTTTTATTTTTTGTAATATTTTGAATAATTAATTTTATTTCTTTATTAAATAAATTTCCCCATATGACACCTTTTAGACCAGGTGGTATAAAAGTTTTGGTTAATTCATCTATTAATTTGCTATGTTTTTCATCACTTATACTAGAACATAAATTTGAATCA